CGGTTTTCTCAGGTGTCCCATAAGGGAGTGTGAAGGTTGTGTTTGTTCCGTCGAAGACAGAGGTGCATTCTTCATCAGTCACCCCTCGGTCGATGCGGAAGGATACAGAAGAGTTCTTATCCACACTACCGCTTTCGAGGCTGATAACCTCAATGAAGGTTTGACCCCCACGAGCCACGACGAGATATAGTTGGCTCTCGATGAAGGCCACGCTGAGGATGTTATCCCCTGCCGCGAACTCCCACTTGGACCACGCCGATTGGAGCTTCCCTTCGTTGTTGAAGAAGAAGCGGTAGACCCACATCGCGTTGATCTGATCATCTGCCAAACAAACCAGTGTGTCCTCTGCAGAAGAGGCAGCAAGCTGTGTCATGCCACGGGGCAGATAACGGGGAACGTGAGAGGCCACGTCGAGAGCATCGTTCTGTTCATTGCCTTCTTGGACAAAGTATTCACGAAGCCCTGAGAAACCCCCACGAGGAACTGGGAAGTACACGAACGAACCAACCCCGACAGGACGCACGTTGGTCAAGCTTTCGAAGGATGTTGCTTGAGCCACAGCGGCTGTTGACGAGGTCAAGATCGCGCCACCCTCGAAGACAAACTGAGACTGGTCAGAGAACAACAGAAGGGTCCGGTTGAAGGGCACCGCGAAGTTCAAGATAGAGACCCGGTCAGAGGTAACCGCGATGTCAATCGGGTCCGTGTCCAAGAGCGTTGTCGCTGTGGAGCGATAGAAGTCGAAGTATTCACCGTCTTGCGAGAGGATGACGTTCTCATCTGCCACAAAGCCGAGTCGGTTCTGGAAGAAGAATACATCCCTGATCGCGCGGGTGGCGAACGAAGGGTGAGGTATTTTAGCCAGATCGCCTACTTCGCGGTTAGACCATGAGGGGCGCTTGAAGGTGAACGTGCCATCGGCTTCACGGATGAGCGTGTGGGGTAAGGTGGTTGCGTCCAGCTTGAACGTCTCGCCGCCTTTGATGTCCTCTTTCCAGACACCGACACCGCCAGCACCCTCAGTCACGTAGCGGACGAAGTAGTTATCAAAGCTAGAGGATTGGTCTCCAACGATTTCTACCTCGAAGCCTTCGACGCCAGCCTTTGGTAGATCACTGAAACGCTGAACTTGGGCCTGAATGGCGTCGATGTTGATACCACCAGAACCATCCTCGACCCGCACAGAGTATGCTGTGGCATCGGCGCGTTTAATGACAACCAAGTCGCCCTTCTTCTCGAAGGTAAAACCAGCACCACCCCACGCAACGAGATCGTTGTACAGTTGTCCTGCAATGTTGTTGGTATCAATGTCATCGGTATGGGCTGCGTCTGAGCCATCAGGCGTCTTGAAGTTGGCCCGTTCAACATCGTCGATGAAGACCCGATAAGTCTTACCGTAGTTGCCCCCTCGCACGTAGATCAGGGCATCGTTCGGACGCGCTTGCACCACCTCAGGGTCAACCTGGACGACTTGCTTGCGGTTCAAGATGAAGGTGTAGTCAGCGACGGACGTAGCGCGGTAGTCAGCCTCTCCACCATTGGCGAGATAACCCCAGCCCTCAGGTGCATTGACCGTGCGCTCGATGCCTGTCTCCGCTTCAAACACCCGAAGTGTCCCTGCACGGATAACCAGAATGTAGCGTTCAGTTGTGTCCCGGTTGATCGTGTGGATGAATGCATCAGACCAGTCAGCATCATCCAGTAAAGCGAGATGTCGCGTAGGTGGCCGCACAGTCAGACCGTCAGAAACGGATGATAGAAAGTTCACCTGATCTTCGGCCTGAGAAGCAAGGCGCAAAGTGGGCGGCTGCTGGGAGATACCGTTGATCAGGTTTGGAATGGATGATGTCATCAACATTGGGTCACCTATCGAGTGTTATGGATTTGGCGAACGCTGTTGCTGTCGAAGAGGTAGTTCTTCTTCTTGATGCGCGTGTTGGCCTTGCGGTGTGCCCACATGGCTGTACGTTCATCTTCGGCAGTGATTGCATTCAGTGTGTCAGAAGCAACGGCCCGACGCTGGAACCGACGTGCAGCGCGAAGTGCAACATATTGACGAGTGACCTCAGGGAGTTCCTCGAAGGAAAGACCCCAGATTACTTGGCATTCAACCTGATCGGTGCCCTGAAAGGTGTAGCTGAAAGTCGTCGTGTCATAGATGCGGTTACCACGTACAGTGAGCGTTCGGTCGTTCGGGACGACACTCAGAGCGTTGGGCGGGATGGTTGCTTCGAAGGGCGCGAAGCCCTCAGGAATGATTGGGTAATTCTCGTCTGTGTTGAAGGTGTACCCCTCAACAAGCACCTCACGGGTAACCTCTTTGAGGGACGAGATGGCGGTAATGGCGTCCACCACACCAACGTCTTCAAGGGTGTTGATAGGGGCTTCGCCTACGGTGGCCAACATGGAGTTGACTGCATTGAGTTCTGTGGTGGTTTCCATTGGAGTTTCCTAAAAGAGCGAAAAAAACCCCCGCCAAGAAATTAATCTCAGAGGGGGTTCAATTAGTTTAGAAGCGGGCCAATTCGATGGCACCTTCTGGGCGCAGAATGCCGTGACCAACAGCGTACTTGGACATGACCTGTGTGCCGATGCGGCGTGGGTCGTAATCCATACGAGTGGACAGGTCCATCAGCTGCACAGTGCCGATTGCGGACTTGTGCATGATCAGACCAGCAGTCTTCGAGAAATCACCAACGTAGCTATCACGGGAGCCAGCGGCCAAAGTGTCAGCAACGACGTCCGTGTCTGGAAGGTTGTTCGTCTTCACGATCTCGATACCAGCAACTTCGAAGATTTTGCCTTTAGCGAAGTCACCGTTGGACGCAGAGAAGTCACGGTTGATGACTTTGTTGGACTGCACCAGAGTGTAATACTCAGCAGGCGGCAGATACGCTACGCGGTCAGCTTCTGGGATGTTCTTCTCATCCATCACCTGTGCAGCAGCGAAGAACGATGCGGCCAGTTTGTCAGGGTCGGTGAAGTCATCAGCAACGACTTCGGTGATCACAGAACCTGCAGGGCTTTCACCAGCAATATTCGCAACAGTTGTACGGGCGGCAAGAATACCAACCTGCAGGGCATGCTTGTCCCAAGTCTGGGCAAGAACACGACCAACTTCTGTCGAGTAGTGACCGCGAACGTCGTAGTGGTTCTTGGCTTCGTCGATCTCAGCGATGAACACAGGAGAGATCAACAGGTCGTCGATTGTGATGACCTTCTCGTTGTGCTTGATAGTGCCACCGAGGACTTCGTTGCCTGGTGTGTGGTAGTAAGCGGATGCACGGCCCATAACTGGGAACTGAGCGGACTTACCGGAAGTGATAGAGCGCGACATTACGCGGCTCTTTGTGACGTTCTCGGCTTCGAAGATCGTCATGACCTCGCCAGCAAATACTTTCAGGAAAAGATCGTCTGTGAGGCCTGCGCCTTCAACTTGGCCGAGGCGGGATGCAGATGTGTCTGCCATGGTGTAATTCCTTGTGAGAGAGTGGGTGACCTCTCCTCACCACTCACAGCGCAGCCGGAGTTATCCGCCTCAGCGGGCAACGGGGCCTGATCGTAAGTTCGGTGGAGGTTCATAGACGCCGCCTGAAAAGGTCAGCACGTCTTGTCTCAAAGGAATTGTGGTTCGGGGTGTGGCCCTCCAAAGAGCTTCGACCGTATCGAAGAATATGGAGAGCCTTCCATTCACCCCTGAAAGGAACCCTAAGGAAGAGCTTTGGCGGCTCTGTTAGGGCTAGTATGTGGGTTGTGGATTAGTAGAGAACGCCGGGGCCAGAAGTGCCTCGGTTCATGTTTGTTCCAGTCCGTTTCTCGTATGTGCGTAAGCCGCCGAGACCCAAGATGCCGCCTAAGACAGTCAGAAGGGTAGCCATATCGAGGTCTGGAAGGGATGCGATAGGGAAGTCCAAACCGTAGAAAGTGGTGAGGGTCCAGATCGCGAAGACGAAGATTGGTTGGAGAATGAAGTTGTAGGCGAAGGCAAAGCCGCAGACCCA